GTTGTAGAGCGAACCAAAGAAGGTAAGCGAGTCTACAATGAATTTCCTACCAACTATGTATTATACTATCCTGACTCAAAAGGTAAACATCGTAGTATCTATGGTGATCCTGTAACAAGATTTAGTACTCGCAAGCGTTCTGAGTTTGAAAAAGAAAAANGGATTCATTCAGGTAAGAAATTATTTGAAAGCGATGTCAATGTTATTTTTCGTTGTCTCAGCGAAAACTACCTTGGTGTTGAAGCACCTAAACTACACACATGCTTTTTCGACATTGAAGTTGACTTTGATCCTGTCAAAGGATTTAGTCCTACAAGTGATCCGTTCAATCCAGTGACAGCTATCAGTTGTTATTTAGATTGGCTTGATCAATGTATCACACTAGTCATTGCTCCTAAACACATGAGTGATGATACTGCAAACGAGATTGTAAGTGAATTTGAGAACACAATGCTTTTCAAAAGTGAAAAGGAAATGTTTGATGTTTTCTTTCAGTTGATTGAAGATGCCGATGTGTTAACTGGCTGGAACAGTGAAGGCTATGATATTCCATACATGGTCAATCGTGTTACACGAGTTATGAGCAAGGATGATACTCGCAAGTTTTGTTTATTAGGGCAACTTCCTAAGCCAAGAGAATACGAACGATTTGGTAAATCTGAAACTACATATGATTTAGTAGGTCGTGTTCATATGGACTATTTACAACTTTACAAAAAGTATAACTATGAGAGTCGCCACTCATATAAGTTAGACTTTATTGGTGAGATGGAAGTAGGAGAAAACAAAACACAATATGAAGGTACTCTTGATCAGTTGTACAACAAAGACTTTAAAAGGTTTATTGAATATAACAGACAAGATACAATGTTGTTAGTGAAGATTCACAACAAACTGAAATTTTTAGAACTAGCTAATCAATTGGCACATGAGAATACTGTACTGCTTCCGACAGTTATGGGTTCTGTGGCAATGATTGAAATGGCAATTTTTAACGAAGCACACGAACGTGGTGTGGTAGTACCAGATAAAAAGAAAAGGAATGAAAATGCAGATGAAACACAACAAGCAGCAGGTGCCTTCGTTGCTACGCCGAAAAGAGGAATGCACGAATGGGTCGGGGCAGTTGATATTAACTCGCTCTATCCCTCGGTTATTCGTGCCCTCAACATGGCAGGCGAAACAATCGTTGCACAGGTCAGACAAACACTAACTGACAAGTACATGCTTGATAAAGGCAAACTTCTTGCTAGCCAAAAGAAACGCTTTAAAGAAGGTGACGATGATGTTACTGGTGCAATTCTATGGGAAGGATTGTTTGGTGCATTAGAGTATACAGCAATCATGAACCAAGAACGAGGTACAATTCTTACTGTAGACTACGAAGATGGTCGCAGTATAGAAATGAGTGCGGCAGAGATATGGAAATTAGTCTTTGACAGTCACAAGCCTTGGATGCTTAGTGCAAATGGTACAATCTTTACATATGAAAAAGAAGGTGTTGTTCCTGGACTATTGACTCGCTGGTATAGTGATCGTAAATCAATGCAGAAAAAGTTGAAAGAATCAACTACTACCGAAGATCGTGAATACTGGGATAAGCGTCAACTTGTTCGTAAGATTCTATTGAATAGTGCNTATGGCGCACTATTGAATGAGCATTGCAGATTCTATGACAAGCGTATCGGTCAAAGTGTTACACTAAGTGGTCGTCAAATTGTTCGTCATATGATGAGCAACATCAATGAAACAGTTGAAGGTGTATATTCGCACGAAGGCAATGCAATTGTATATGGTGATACTGATAGTTGTTACTTCACGGCATATCCTATTATCAAACAACAAATAGATAATGGTGAACTAGAGTGGAACAAAGAAACTTGCATCGGCTTGTATGATGGTATTGCTGATCAGGCTAACGATAGTTTTCCAGCATTCTTAGAGAAAGCATTTCACGCACCTCGTAAGAACGGTGAGATCATCAAAGCTGGTCGTGAATTGATCGGNGACCGTAGTATCTTTATTACAAAGAAGCGTTATGCTATCAATATCTTTGATAAAGAAGGTAAGCGTAAAGATAAAGAAGGTAAGATGGGAGATATCAAGGCTATGGGTCTTGACTTGAAGCGTGCTGATACTCCTAAATATGTACAAGAGTTCTTGATGGATGTGCTTGAAATGGTTCTTCAACAGGGTAAGGGTCGTGATGATATCATTGAGCGTGTTAAGGAGTTCAAGCGTGTTATGGTTGCACAGGATCCCTGGACTAAAGGTAGTCCTAAGAGTGTTAACAACTTAACTAATCATACTATCAAATTTGAGAAGACTGGTAAGTGCGGCGTTGGTCACGCACGAGCAGCAATCAATTGGAATTACTTGCGTAGAGTATACAATGATCAATATAGCCAACAGATCGTAGATGGTATGAAAATTATTGTATGTAAACTCAAACCTAATGCATTGAACTTTACTAGTATCGCCTATCCCACAGATGAACTACGATTGCCTAATTGGTTCAAGGAATTACCATTCGATGATGACGCAATGGAGACAACATTAGTTGATGAAAAGATTGATAATTTATTAGGAGTGTTAAACTGGGACATCAGAAGTAGCACAAATATTAAATCAATGTTCAATGATTTATTTTCATTTGGTTAAATTGAATTTGACTTTCGCAATATAAACCAATATAATACACAACAACACTACCTAAATAGTAGTATACAACTTTTACAAAGGAAAAAAATGAAAAATTATTTAAAAGATTTGATTGATCACACACAAAGTCTTGAGGTTGATCTAATCAAGNTTAGTGGGACTGATACTGAAACCGAGATTACTGCAATTACACAAGAAAAGTCTGTCATCATTAGTGGATTATTCAAAAATGTTATTAGCGACTTTATAGGTGTATTTGGTATGCCTAACATCAACAAATTAAAAACAATTGTTGGGTTTGATGAATATGACGAGACTGCTAATATCTATGTTACTACAACTCAGCGTGATGGTGTTGATTGTCCAGGTGCTATTCACTTTGAAACAAAAACAGGTGACTTTATTAATGACTATCGTTTGATGTTTAAAAGCGTAGTTGAAGAAAAAATTGGCAAACCAAGTTTTAAAGGTGCAACATGGAATGTTGAATTTGAGCCAAGTGTTGCTGGTATCATGCGCTTGAAAAAGCAATCACAGGCAAACAGTGAAGAAAAGCATTTTGTTGCAAAGGTTATTAATGGTGATTTGACTTTTTATTTTGGTGACCCATCAACGCACAGTGGTAATTTTGTTTTTCAATCACAAGTACAAGGTTCATTGAATAAAGCATGGTACTGGCCAGTAAAAGAATTTAATAATATCATGGATTTAGTTGGTGATAAGATTATCCGTATCGCTGACGCCGGTGCTATTGAAATTGTAGTAGATAGTGGTCTTGCTACATATAGATATTTAATTCCTGCTCAAGTAAAATGATTGATTATATCAGTGGAGGCGAGTATCTTGTTGTTACTAGTAACAGAGGTGCTCAGCCTTATATCAACAAGAATAGTGGTCAGCCTATGATAGGAGCAGTGAGTTATGATCCAAACAGTCTGGGNATGAAAGTCTATGACGGCAGTAGTTGGATGACNGTTGGTGGTGGTACCGCTACAATTAATCTATCAGCAAATGCTATTACCACATTAAAGTGGGCTGAGAAGAAGATGCAAGAAGAAGCTGAACTTAAAGAATTGGCTGAATCAAATCCTACAATCAAAGACCTAGTAGAACAAATGAATAGTAGTGTCATTGACTATCAGCATAAAATTGCTATGGTTAAAACACTAATGAAAGAAGAAGAAAAAGTTTAATGGAACAAGATAATCTATCAGCAAAACAAAATCCTGAATGGGCACTGTTCTTACCTGCAGTCAGCAGTTTTTATATTGCTGGCTTGGGTAAACAGCGCAAAGGAGAAGAGTACTTTGAAAAGTCCCGTATCCCTGCACAATTCAACGGTGATGTTGAGAAATTAAACTTCCTAAATAGTAAAGAAGGTCTATACTATTATAAATGGGGTTTATATAGTGCTGGTCATGCTAACTTAGATGTTAATAAAACTGATCCTAATGAATCAATAATTCGTGAACGAGAAGCTGGTACATTCATGTTGGGTGATAGTGGTGGTTTTCAGATACTAAAAGGTCAATGGCCTGCTGATTGGAAAGATCCTAACTGTCCTCGTGCTATGATTAAGCGCAAGGCTGTATTAACTTGGATGGACACATATATGGACTATGGGATGTGTTTAGATATTCCAAGTCAATCATTGACCACTTATAATATGAAAGATAAGGATGGAAATAGTCTACATGGTATCAGAACCATCGAAGAAGCTATTAGTGCTACACACATTAACAACGAATACTTTATTAAAAATCGTTCTGGTAAATGCAAATTTTTAAATGTGTTGCAAGGTCGCAGTCATACGCAGAGTAAAGACTGGTATGCTGAGATGAAGAAATATTGTGATCCAAACATCTATCCGGATAATCATTTCAATGGATGGGCATTCGGTGGTCAAAATAAAATTGACCCACACTTGATGCTAACACGGATGATTGATATCATTCACGATGGATTGCTTCAAGAAGGTAAGCACGACTTGATTCATTGTTTGGGTACAAGTATTTTAGAGTATGCTGTGTTATTTACAGATATTCAAAAGGCGATTCGCAAGTATCATAATCCAAAACTTCAAATCACATTTGACTGTGCAAGCCCATTCTATAGTGCGGCTAAAGGTTTGGCATACTTCAATACAACTATTGAGCATGACAAGAAATGGTCATATCAAATGGAAAAGACTGCTGAAAAGAAAAAATATGCTACCGACAATCGCAAATTTAGAGATGCAGTATTAGCTGAAGGCATACATAAAGTATTTACAGATAGTCCAGTAACTGATATACTTACTCTTAAAGATTTATGTTACCGTGGTGTAGGATTTATTGGGCAACATGGTAAAGAAACAAAAACAAGTTGGGATACATTGAGTTATACATTAATTCAAAGTCATAATGTTTGGATGCACATGAATGCGGTTCAAGAAGCTAATCGTCAATATGAACAGGGTGTTGTGCCTAAAATGATTATGCATAAATTTGAAGGAGGACGATTCTTTTCCAATCTAATAGACGAAATATTTTCAAAGAAAACTAAACAAGAGGCTATTAGTTTGATAGATTATTACAGTAGTTATTGGAAACAGTTCCAATCAGGTAGTCAAGGTATTAGTGGTAAGAAAACAATTAATGCTATGACTATGTTTAACGAATTATTTACAACCGAAGAACCTGAAGTTATTGAGGAAGAGTTTCAGGATAGTGATGATGCCATAAGTGAAGTATTAGGAGAATAATATGCCATATAAAAATCGTATTAACACATTAAAAAACTCAATCAAGTTAGTTGAAAATCAAATAAAAACTGCTACAGACCCAAAGAGACTTGAAGAACTGCGTCAAGTTAATGTACAATATAATACAGAACTTAAACAAATGATCCGCGCACAATGGGATCATGAACATGAAACCGTAGACTTTGAGGATGATAGATAATGGAACAACGAGATATCGCAATTATGGAAAAGCGTCAGCGCATTAAAGATAAAGCAAAAAGAACAATATGGGTTACCTTTCAAAAAGAAGGTATTCATCGTTACCCAGCGGCAGAATCTGATCCTAATTTGAAAACAGGTGATGAATATGATGTTAGCTTTTTGGGCTATCCTCATCGTCATATCTTTCATTTCAAAGTAGGTATCCAGGTATTTCACAACGACAGGGATATTGAGTTTATTCAATTCAAACGATGGTTAGAGAATCTTTATTCTCAAGGCATCTTAGAATTGGATTACAAAAGTTGTGAAATGATGAGTGATGACCTCTATGAGCAAATCGCTACTCGTTATCCCGAGCGTGACATTACCATTGATGTTAGTGAAGATAACGAAAATGGATGTCACATTCACTATAATAGAAATCAACCTTATCAACAACTCGCTATTTAAAGGATTTAATAAAATGGCAAAACAAACTTTTCAATCAAACCCCCGTGTAACTCAAATTTTTGAGGATCTAGAAAAATATCTAGATTTTTGTGTGGAGTTTGGTTATAAGTATAACGAAGCAGAACTCTATGATCAACGGAGTTATGTATATCGTCAATTTGCAAAATTTGCCACTGGTAAATTTGTTAAAAATCAGTGGCAAGAACACGCACGACCATGATTAAATGTTAAACCAAGGTATTTAAGGTTGTTAGTTGACCTTAAATACCTTGATTAATAAGAATGCGTAAATTATATTATATGGGCCTAGAAATATAAAAATATGAAAAGTGACTGTTCAACAGAAGAACTAATGAAATTATATGAAGGAACACTAAAATGAGAAAATTATGGTATTGTGGTTTGGAGCCCTATAAAGCACGATACACATTACAGTTACAAGACTGGAATGAAAGGGTATTCAAGCGAAGAAAGCTTGATTATATAATCGTTCCAGGTGAAACATTAAGTAATGATCAAGCTATCGTAACTGGTCAGGTATTGGATGCACATGGTCGTACATACTATGGCATGAGCCAACTGATGAATTTAATTAAAATGATGAAGGCAGGAGAATTAAACAATGAAGATGTTATCTACTTTGAGGACATGTTTCAGCCCGGTATCGAGAGCCTTCCTTATATTCTTAATCAAATCGACACTGCTTATCGTCCTAGGATTTTTGTTCGTTGTCTTGCTCAATCCATTGATCCAGATGACTTTGTTCATGTATGGGGCATGTCGAAATGGATGGGATTATATGAAAAGATGGTTGACTCGTTCGTAAGTGGTGTACTAGCCACTAATGAAGAAATGGTCATGCATATGAAAATTGCAGGATGGACAGCACCATTGTATAACATCAGTGGTCTAGCATTCGGCAAAGATGAAGTTCAATCTCGTGTTGATTCTATCAAACCATTTGTTGATCGCAAACATCGTGTTGTGTTCAGTGCAAGATGGGATCAAGAGAAGCAACCTGATTTCTATATGGACCTTATTGAGGCATATTACAAGCGTCATCCAGGTGCGTATGGAGTTGAATTTTGTGTATGTGCTGGTAGCAAGTTGAAATCAAACAACCAAACTTACATGAACCGAACAATGCACTTGGTTAATATAGGTCAACTGAAGGTATATGAGGATCTAGAAAAGAATGATTACTATAATATTGTCAACGATAGCCGTGTTGTATTTAATTGTGCGTTACAAGACTGGGTCTCGAATACTGTCAGCGAAGCTGATGCTCTTGGTTGTAATGTGTTATATCCTGCATATCGTAGTTTCCCTGAAACTTTTGCCAATGACCATACTAGACTTTATGTACCTTGGTCAATAGATGATGCATTGGACAAACTAGAAAAACTATTGAAAAAACCACATGAAAACATGGGTAAAATCAGTGATTATAACGATGGTACAATTGACCGTATCATTGATATATTAGAAGGTAAAGGTCAGTTAATGAAGCGCATGGAAATTGACTATCGCAAACATACTAGAGAAAGCAAATACTAAAATGTCATTACTTAGAAACCCTTCTGATCTAACTGACGAAGAAATTGAAGAATGTACAGAAGGCAGTAGCAACATTGATATGATTAGAGAAATCATGACAATGGAAGATGTGTATGATCAAGAAGACAGCACACACTTACATGAAGAAAACTTTGCTACTCGTTTTGCTTATGCGATTGAAGGTTTCATTGATGCTGATGTGGATACAGAAGAATGGAAAGAAGCATGGAATAATAATTACGAATGGGCATTGTGTATCGCTGAAAATATTAACGATTTATTAACTAACGGAGAATAATATGGCTGAATGGAGTGTAAAACCAACATGGAAGAAATCAATCATTGAACGAAACTATCTTGTTAAAGATGACAATCGTGTAATGTGCGAGACAGGATGGAGATGGGGCGAGTTCATTGTTTATACAGACGATGACAATCCACCAAACATTGAAGCAGGTGTAGACATCTATAACTGTGACTATGTAACTGAACTGGTAGAAACAAGTGATGGTTGCTGGGAAGAAGTTGATAGTGACGAATGCGATGAAGAAACGCAAGAGTGGCTAGAAGAATTCTTTGATGAAGGCAATAGTTGGCTTGACTTAGAAGAAAATGGCTGGACACACGATGAATGCGAAATGATCATTGACTGTGACCTTGAAATCACACGCATTAACGAAGATGGCACTACTGGTGAAACTATCACTACTGGTATGGATGAAGAGACTCAAAACGATAGAGCGTTAAATGATACTCCTCAATTAACACCCAAAGTAGCATGGCCATTTGATAAACCAAATGAAGGTGAGAATAATGGCAACTCGTAAAAAGAAACAGATTGACAACAGTGGGGTTGTAAAAGGTAACCATTTGACCGTAATTACTTTCTCTGATGGTAGAACTGTGTTAGAATGGGATGATGAAGCATTATTAAAAGAAGTGCGTGAAGCACTCAAATCGGTAGAAGTACCAAAAACAAAAACTAAACGCAAAACAAAGGAAAAACAATGAGCGCACATCAAGATATTGAAACAAGTTTGGCGGCATACAATGCTGAAAATGAAAAATTTACTAAAGGTAATGCAGCCGCAGGTACACGTGCCCGTAAGCATTTGGCAGAAATGGCAAAAGCAATCAAGCTACGCCGTAATGAAATTACTGCTGAAAAGAACGCACGTGCCGCAGAAAAAGCAGCAAGTAAGTAAACAGGCATAAATACATGTGACAGGATAAGATAGATTCTGTCTCTAAAAATTTTTAATATAAGGAGTTAGGAAACTTATATGTCACAGTATTATGTATACGCATATTTAAATCCCTTAGAAAAGGGAATCTACAATTCAAGTGTTGTTTCTTTTTTAGCAAAACCCTTTTATATAGGTAAGGGTATAGGTGATAGACTTTTTGACCACCTAAAAGATGCTCGGCCAACACGAAAATACAAAAACAGTCACAAGTTAAACACTATTAGGATAATACAAAGTTCAGGATTAAACCCTGAGATTGTAAAAATTAGTGAAGGTCTTACAGAAGATGAGGCACTTTGTTTAGAATTAAAATTAATATTAGAGTTGAAGGAAAAATACGGGTTAACTAATATCCGAACTAGCAATTGGGTATCCACTACTTCAACAAACTCGCACAAAAAGAAAACATACAATAATCCGAGAAAAGACACCATCACGATATACAATATAGTATTAGGTGAACATTCAATTATAAGGACCCAACATCTACCTTTATACCAGCAAATTTTCGGAACTATTAATATCATTAATACAAGTGAGATAAAAGCTAGAGTTGGTGCAAAAACACAAATGGCTAGACTTGGTGAAGTAAATGGTATGTTCGGTAAGTCTGCTGCCAAGGGCAAGAAATGGTGCGTGGTAAATGGGATAGAGAATTTTCTTTCACCCAATGAAATTGAAAATCTAATAAAGTTAGAGTACAATATAAGCTACGGGCGATTATACAAGCCTTCAGGAAAAAGAATAATTTTTGAAGGTGAGTTAAAAGGAAAGTATAGAAATGATAATGATATTACTAGTAATCCCGACAAGAAGTATCAGTACGGTTTAGTTTGGAACTTTTCTAAACCTACATTTTTAAACCATAAACAAATTTGAGTAAGGAAAAACAATATGAGCTATGATAAGACCAAGTGTGACCCAGTATTAGGTAAGAAAGTAAGAGAATACTTAACTAAGGTGGGTGTTGAAACTCCCATCAATGAAGAGGCTCTTTCTGTAGAAAATAAAAAGAAAATTGACATTTTAGAGGATGCATTCACTACTATTTGGAAGACAGTTGGAATGGATTTAAACGATGACAGTCTTATGGAAACCCCCAACAGAATGGCCAAGATGTATATCAATGAAATATATTTTGGTCTTAAAGAAGAAAACTTTCCAAAGTGTACAACAGTTGACAACAAAATGCAGTACAATGAAATGGTTGTAGAGCGTAATGTTAATGTTCAATCTAACTGCGAACATCACGGTGTAGTGATCGATGGTCTCGCTACTGTGGCATATGTTCCTAAGCAGAAGGTTCTCGGATTGTCCAAGATTAATCGAATCGTGGAATACTTCTCTAAGAGACCACAGATTCAAGAACGATTGACTGAACAAATCTTTCACACACTACAGTATATCCTAGACACAGAAGACGTTGCAGTTATGATTGACGCAAAGCATTATTGTGTTGCTGCACGAGGTGTAGAAGATACAGGTAGCTCAACTGTCACATGTCGCTTAGGTGGCGGCTTCAAAACTGATCCAGCGGCACGACAAGAGTTCTTACAAATTGCTAATAAAGGTTGCAAATGAGTGAAATTATTGAAGATACTATCAGTAGAAATAAAAAATTTCAAGAAGCAAGGAAGCTAAGAGTAAAAAGATTAAAAGAACTCAAAGCTCCGGATATCATAATCGAAACTGAAGAAATGATATCAAAAATGACTTTAGTGGAATATGAAATCTACTGTCAACAAGTTGAAGAAGAAGATAAAAAAATTAAAGCGGAATACGCTAAAAATAATCCTATTCAAAAACACATAGTTGATGAAATTTATGATAGAGAAAGTAAATTGACTTACGATTTTTTTACTTACTCATCTAATGTCCATTTAATGATGGCTATCAACCCTTTGAGTTTTATGAGCGATGATGATTATGAAAATGATTTATATCTAACTTTTTTAGAACATGCTAAAGAACTTTATAGAGAGAGATTCAAAGAAAAGTGGGAAGCTGAACAATGAAAGAATATTTTAAAAATCAAATTGAACAAGGTGCTGAGATGTTCTTCTATGGTCTTGAGCATCAAGAACCATTTACTATAAGCATGATGCGACACAAAGGCTCACTAGATAGTTTTCCAACTAATCTAGAATATATCCGTCACTTGACCGAAGACTGGCCATTGTTTAAGGAAGTAGCATAATGAGCAACATTATTGTATTACTAATTGTAATAGCTGCCTTTATTAAAATAGTCAGACTATTACCCAAGAGTGATTGTAATCAAGATTGTAATCAAGGTCGTAATTGCAACTGCGGGAGCAAGTAATGGGATTCAGAAAACCAATGGACTATAACTCAGTGCATCATCAAATTTATATTGCCGGAGTAGAACTACATAGTAACTACAACGACGGCTTCAACCAATTTGAAATCAAAAAAGACTTACATCGTATCAAGTGGTTAATTGATGAAATTATGGCCGATGCACCAACATTCTCTGGCGAAGACGAGTTCTTAAAAGAACATGAACAGGTAAAGATGTGGCGCACTTTAAAGAAATGACACCTGAAGAAGCTAAGGCTTTCATTCGCAAAATAATGGGCCCTGAGCGTAGGGTATTAGAAGGCACTGAGCGTGAACATATGTTAACTGTGTTGCGTTTGGTTGAGCCTATTAGAAGTACAAACAACCAAAGATCCTTCACTGATGAATATGTTCATGCTGGAAAGATGTATGACATTCATTATTTTGAAGATGAAGTAGTAGTAGAGGAAATATTACCAGATGATATTCAATAGAATTAAAGAACTAAAATCTCAAGGTCTACGCATCGGTATTACATTCAGCCAATTTGATTTACTACATGCAGGACATGTAGCAATGCTTAGTGAGGCTAAGAATCATTGCGACTATCTTATTTGTGGATTACAAAACAATGCAAGTTGGGATCGTCCTGAAAAGAATGAACCTATTCAAAGCATTGTTGAACGACAGATTAGTTTAAGTGCTGTGCGTTTTGTAGATGAAATCATTGTCTATAATACAGAGAAAGACCTAGAAGATATCCTACTTACACTACCTGTTGATGTTCGTATTCTCGGTGTAGAGTATATGGAGAAAGACTTTACTGGTCGTGCTATTTGTGAGAAGCGTGGGGTTGAATTGGTATTTAATGGGCGAGATCACAGTTTTAGTAGCAGTAGTTTGAGAAAACGGGTTGCAGAAGCTGAACAAAATAAAAAGGCTAAACAATGAATGTCTACGATGATTTTATGAATAGATTCAGTGTTAAACATGTTCAACCAATTCGCGGGCCGGCTAAATATACTAACTATTCTAACTTTAGCAATCGTACAGGCTACGATAGCTACGATATAGTCCGTGAAGAACTTGTTGAAATGGAACTTACACGATTTGGTTTTGAACAATTAGTCAGGCAAGACTGTGATTATTATCTACTACAGCAAAACCAACAAAATGAAGAAGTTGTGCGTAGGGAAAATCCTGTAGTTGCTGAAGCATATAGTAAATATCGTATGTTATTGGAGTTATATAAATGACACAAAGAATTTTAATTATGGGATTACCTGGCGCAGGTAAAACTTATCTGGCACAAGAACTTAAAACTTATCTAGAAACACACGGAGACCTTTTTGTAGTTAATCCAAGCAGGTTAGTCAACAACGAAGGTACAATGTCATCAAATGATTTGAATGTTAAAGTAGATTGGTTTAATGCTGATGACATTCGTAGAAAATACAATGACTGGGATTTTTCAACAGAAGGTCGTATTCGTCAAAGCATACGCATGTTTCAATTTGCAGTAGAGTCTACTGGTGATTATGTTATCTGTGACTTTGTTGCACCATTGGTTGAAATGCGTAATAACTATAAAGCAAATTGGACTATCTGGGTAGATACAATCACTGAAGGTCGTTATGAAGATACCAATAAAGCATTTGTTCCACCAGAACACTATGATTTCCGTATCACCGAACAAAACGCAACTAAGTGGGCTGAGTTTATCGGAGAGCATATACTATCCAATCGTAGGCGTCCTAAGTTTGATTGGAAGAAAGAAACCGTACAAATGCTAGGTCGTTGGCAACCATGGCACGAAGGTCATCGTGCGTTGTTTGACCGTGCTATTACTAAGACTGGACAAGTTGTTATTCAGATTCGTGACTGTCAAGGATGGCAAGGAAGTAATCCGTTTGCTATCGACCAAGTAAAGAACCTCATTAAGCATGATTTGGATATGTTGTATCAAGGTCAGTATGAGATTCAAGTCGTTCCAAACATTACTAACATTACATATGGGCGTGATGTGGGATATACGATTGAACAAGAAACCTTTGATGAGGCAACACACAATATTAGTGCAACAAATATTCGTAAATCTTTAGGATTTGGTAAATAAAGATAACCGGCCTTCTGGGCTCATCCCGGTATACAAATTCTGCGTCCTATGCTATAATTAACATAGGAGAAAAACATGGCACAAAAATATTTCAGTACAAAAACCTACAATCAAATAGGTCCCGTAGCTTATCGTCAATGGCGAGCAGACAGTCATTGCAATCTAATTCATGGTTATGCAATGAGCTTTCACTTTGAGTTTGAAGCAGATACACTAGATGCACGTAATTGGGTAACTGACTTTGGTGGTCTAACGCCCCTCAAGCATGTATTAGAAGATTGGTTCGATCATACTTTATTAGTCGCACAAGATGACCCAATGCGTCACGAACTACTAAGATTGGGCGAGTTGAAGTTGGCAAAAATTACAGAAGTTGAGCGTACTGGTTGTGAGGGCATTGCTGACTTTTTGTATGAATATGTTAACACAATCTTTTTACCCAACTGCGGAACAGAAGAAGCTAAACGAGTTTGGTGTACCCGAGTAGAGGTTCGTGAAACTGACAACAACATGGCAGGTCGTCAAGGTCGCAGAGAAGACAATGAGTTTGTTGACTAAACTCTGGCGTATTTGGGCAAAGGCACTGGGTGAGAAATCAGGTGATACGGACGGTGAAGCTGACCGTATTGCTTTAATTCGCACATTAATCGTGTTATCATATATAACAACAAACTGCTTTATTATAGCAGGCGTAATCAGACATTGGTAAATAAATGAGCAAATTACATTATACTGAATTATTTTATAGCATTCAAGGAGAAGGTAGATATACTGGTGTTCCATCAGTGTTCCTGCGAACATTTGGATGTAACTTTAGATGCAGAAACTTTGGTAGAGATAAAAATGATATTTCTGATAACCAAGAAGTAATGACGATTATACAAAATATTGATAAGTATGAAACATTCAAAAGTCTCCCGCTGGTTAAAACAGGGTGCGACAGTTATAATTCAGTTTACCCTCAATTCAAATCTTTTGTTACTCACTCTGATACCGATAGTATTGTTGACAGCATTATGGATATACTTCCTCACAATCGTTGGTATGATGAACACTTGGTTATCACAGGTGGTGAACCGTTGCTTGGATGGCAAAGATCGTATCCAGACTTACTTTCAAACGAGAAAATGAAACCTCTTAAAGAAATCACATTCGAGACTAATGGTACTCAAATGTTATCTAATGAGTTTAGTGTCTATCTACAAGAATGGAAGCGCAATCGTGAAAAGAATGCACTTACTTTTAGTGTCAGTCCTAAACTATCAGTAAGTGGTGAAAAGTGGGAAGAGGCAATTATACCTGATGTTGTGCGTCAATATCAAGATGTAGGTTTCGTGTACCTTAAGTTTGTAGTTGCATCAGAAGAAGATGTACAGGAAGCAGAAAATGCAGTACACTTATACAAACGATGTGGTTTCAAAGGTCCAGTATATTTGATGCCTGTAGGTGGTGTTGAAAGTGTTTATTCAATAAACGCTAAGAATGTAGCACTAGCGGCAATGAAGCGAGGATGGCGTTATAGTGATAGACTTCAGGTACCTCTTTTCAAGAACGAGTGGGGTACATAAATGACTACAGTAAAAGCATATCATAACGATATATTTTATGACCGTTGTTTAGGTGCAAAATTTAAATTTGCATGGTTGCCTAAATATTGTGCATTAACTAATAAAAGAATTTGGTTAAAGCATGGTTATAAATTAACTGCTATATGGACTGGTACAGGAGACTCGGTCTTTGAGCATCGTTGGCATGATAAAGATGAACATATATTATGGAAATTAATGAGATAATTTAAAGGAATATTATGAAAAAAGCATTTAAGGAATTAGCATTACAAGCAGGTGGCAGTCACTATCCTGATGTGGGCGGGGAACTTTTGGAAAAGTTTTCTGAGTTGATGTTAGCAGAAGTTATTGATATAATAGACAATTTAAATTGTAAAGATGAAGTATATACCTCATATGATTTACAACTAATTGATGGNGCGAAAGCTACTATCATTAATGCCATTAAAGAAAAGTTTAACTAATGAATTTATATTCNAAAAGAATTGCATTTTTAATCAGCGACCAACATTTTATTCCACATGGTGGTATTGGTCAATTTGCTAAAGGGTTTACTGAGATGTGTGGTAGACTCAATTGGAAAGTTGATATTGTATTAGACAAGGCACCTACTAATGACTTTAGTGAGTATGTTAAGATGTTGGGTGCTAATATCGTGTATACCAAAGATCCATTGAAATACTCGGATCATACCGCTACCTTTGCATTTAGTGATAGTATAAATTTTGAGAAAGTGGTTAATTTCCGCAAAGCAATAGTACAGGCTTTTTCTACTAACATATATGATATGATAGTTTGCAATACTCAAGAGGCAATGAGTGCGGCATATGCTATTGGAATCAGTAAGTATATCCCTGTCATGTTCTATACACATTCATATAGCATGGTATGCCGTGATGAACAAGACTTTAGTGATGTATGTATTGATGCGTATCATACATTCTACAACAAGCATATGGAATTTAGTGATATCTTTGTAGGTACACAATGTCAGCATAACATAGATGAACTTACTAAATATGGTGCAAAAAATTGCGTATTAGCTCGTATGCCATTAAGTGAACGAGGATTACTAACACCTAATATGAATGAACGCAGTGGTGTATTGTTCATTGGTCGTTGGGAAGAACGCAAGAATCCAAACGCATATATTCGTGCAATGAGTGAATGTAAATTACCCTGTAAAGTTATGACAAATAGTACAGGTGCTAAGAAATTTGAAAAAGCTTTTAAAGAAGCAGGCATCACTGATTATGAGATTCGTGCAGGTATTGTTGGACAAGAGAAAGTAGACTTTATCAAAAGCTGTAAAGTATTCTTTATGCCAGCACTAGGGGAAAATTATCCATTTGCATTCAGCGAATGTTTAGGTCATATGCCTTGTTTAGTATTAGATAATCAAGACTGGTCAGCTAACTTTGATAGTAAATATTTCACTATGGTCAAACTAATAGATGCAGGATCTACTATTGCTAAGTTATATGAGACAACTACAGAAGATTATTATGCAACTGGCGCACTTGATTATATTAAACAATTAGATGATGATACTGCATTTGCTTGGGTTGAGTTCTTAGATAAGTTTGTAGGAAAGCGTAGCAATACGAATGCCGCAAAGATTAACACATATGAAACAATTAAGTACCGTGATTTTATTATAGAATTGGATCGCACACATTTAGCTAGAGAAGATTTTGAAAGCGTACTAGCTAACAAATATAAATTTATTAATGTATGGTACACTGATAGTGACACATATTTGAGTAAGGATCCAACATACAAACCAGTAGAAGAGGAAACAGGATTAAGCTTGTTTGAGGGACTATGAAAAAGATTTTAATTACAGGTAGCAGTGGCTACATCGGCAGTCATCTATGCAAAATGCTAGAAGGCAAATATGAAGTTCACGGACTTGATTTGAATTTACCACAAACTACAGTTGATAGATTCTATAAGCAAGATATCAACAGATTATTCGAACCTGAAACTGAATATGATGCTGTCATTCATTTGGCAGCATTGGTTCGTGTAGGTGAAAGCGAACAACAACCAATCAAGTATTACATTACAAACTTGAACGGCACTATGAATGTTATCAACAAAGTCAAGACTAAAAACTTTATCTTTGCTAGCACCGGCACCGCACAAGATTGTACTAGTGCTTATGGTATCAGCAAACGCGCCGCAGAAGATGTGGTGCGTGAATATTGCACCGAGCATAGAAAACAAGATTACACTATCTTTAGATTTTATAATGTAGTAGGTAGTGATGGTTATGAACCAACTAATCCTGATGGGTTAATGTTCAATTTAATTAAAGCTAAAGAAACAGGTGAGTTTACTATCTTTGGCAAAGACTATGAACGCACAAGTGATGGAACTTGTGTGCGTGATTATGTTCATGTTAACGAGATTTGTGATGCACTAAAACAAGCGATTGAGAAGCCAAGTAATAGTATTGAATGTCTTGGTCACGGGGTAGGCTATACTGTTAAAGAAATTGTTAACTTGTTTCAGAAGGTCAATGATGTTGACTTTAACGTAAAATACGGTCCAAGAAGAAAGGGTGATATTGATGTATCTGTATTAGAAGATGTGTCGCCCTATATGCGTAATCTGTATACGCTAGAAGAATTACTTAAGGTTTAACTTTATAGTCCAATCTTAGGTGGATACATTGGACCAGATTTGATTCTTTCACCACCGTCAAAATAAGAAATCTCAATTGGCAACGTGTCCCATCCAAGTTTAGCGGCTGCCATGATTCTATGATTACCTTCGTTAACCCATGCACTACCATCGTATGCTACATTAATGAAGGGTTTATACTCTTCTCCGGTATGTGAGCCTAATGGCAATTTACCGGTGGTGTTCATTATTTTCATAATGGCAGCAAGATCGTTGTGACGAACATTTGTCTGTTCTCTACGCATTCCGGGTATAGTCTTTAATATATCAACCGGAACATTAACATACCTAACAGTAGCAGTAGTTTTGCCCATGTAGGGCAATCCATTACGGTCAGGACTTTTACTTTTGGCATAGTTAATGGCGGCTTGCAACCATTGTTCATTAGGCACATCAACACTCAATGTGCTTTCTGTTAAACCTGGCTCTTGAATTTTTCTAGAAACGATACCTTTATGTTTTATTGGTTTTTCATTATCCCAACGCACTGGATTAATCATTGGATACAAATATTTTGTACCATCACTATCTATATCAAACTTACTGCCTTGTGGAACTAAATGTTGGTTGCGTAGTTTATTAAACTTTTCTGCATCTACTATAATTGGTTCCCCAATTGTTACTTGTCCAATTGCAACAGCAGGCCCATTACCGGTTCTAACAATGCCGACAGTTTTACCTATATATGGTCTAAGACTGTCAGTTTTTCTAGATTCGTATTTCTTTTTTCCATCAACTATTAAACTGGCATAATCAATGTCTTTATCATTTCGTACATTAATACCGATAGTAGGAATACTATTCTCAACAATGAACTCAGTGGCTCTCATAGACTCTTGCCCCAACGAGTGTTGATGACATTCCAATTGATAATCTTCCATTGTTCTTTTAGATACTTCTTTTTGTCAGAGCCATAGTCTAGTATCCAAGCATGTTCCCACCAGTCAATCAATAACAATATGTCATTGCGAACTTCATGGTTCTTGATTGTTTTAATACTACCATCATTAGCTAAGTATATCCAACCACTACCTTGAATCTTCATACCCTCTTCTTCAAACTTATCTTTCATACTGTCGTATGATCCGTAATGTTTGTTGATGAAGCCCATCATAGGACCATTTGGTTTGTTACTATTTCTTACTTCACGGAACTGAGGGAACAATGTATTATGTAAGAATGCTCCTGCATAATTAAAGTCTCTGTCACCCTCTTTTTTGTTATATCTTTCAGCATAGCCATGCGCTAACTTGCCATAGTGTAAGTCCAATGTGTCTTTCGATAACACAGGACTTACTTCACTTGGCTCAAAGTTTAGAGCAATAATTTCTATATCTTGAGGTTTTGACTTATCCTCAAGTAACTGAATGATATCACGCATCTTAGTGTTTCAATAACAATGTAGAAATGATATTAGGATCATTAGCACTGATATCACCCTCACCAGGAGCAACGATAACATTATACTTCATGCCGGCTGGTATTTTATTACGCTTAGCCATGTACTCATCATATGATAAGATACTATTAGCACTTAGCCCATACTGTTTAGCAAGACGTTGTTTTAGTTCAGGTAACTTGTCAGGTTGTACTTGCCATTGGCCTTGTTCCCCCTTAACTAAGTTTTTCTTTTCATCCTTAACTAACAAATCTTGGAACAATTCGTCAGGAACAATACGACTGTTCTTAGTTGTGTCTAAGTCTTTGTCTTTTGCCTTAACTTGTTTTTCTTGAGTTGTATGAGCACCTTCACTCCAATTGATAATGAAATTGTCTGGTTTAGTTGCAAGTGCTGCGTTAGCCATTTTTGTGTAAGCGTAGAATTTAACATTAGGATGTTTCTCAGCCATCTTTAGTGCCATGTCTAAGTATTCTGGGCTAAAGAAGTCACCGGCATCGTGCCAACGAATAGTTACAGTGTAACCACCCTCTTGTCCTAATCTTTCTTCTTTAGTAATCTCAGCACTTAGTTGATTNAAGAANCCATCTGGATCATTCAATAGATATGTTAATATACGACCATCACTTAACCAAGCAGCTTTGAATTGAACTTTACCGCCCTTCATAGCAAAGCAATCTACTTTACATGAACCAGCCCCTGGGCATGTGTTAACAATGATTAGTTGATTAGTTTGTTCGTCTAGTGCGATACCTGTCAATGCCGCAAAGCCAACGTTAAAGAACTGTTCTAGTTCTCCGTTACTATGCTTCATCTTTTCGTTTTGCTTTAGTAATGCTTTTGGACGTTGTGCCAATGCTTGTTTTACTTTATCTTCATCGTAGGTTTTACCATCTGGACTAACATATTCAATTACGCTACTACGATGGATATAGGGCATGTTGTATCTATCTGTTTTTGTTTTACCGGATACATACTTTTCATTGCCCTTTTTGTCTAACTTGACTTGACCTGTTTTCTTGTCAATGTCAGGTGTACCAACAATACGCTTCATATAATCTTGGAACTCATCACCACCAAACTCACGACTACTTGCTGGTAGTTTAGTTGCTTCATCTAAGCCAGATAGTTTACGAATTCTTGATAGATGGTCTTCGCCTTCCGCCACACCTTCTTCTTTTTTAACAACAAAGTTTATGTTTTTGTTTCCGGTGTTGGGATCAATGTATGTGCTTTTGAATACTTTACCGCCGTGTTCTCGAGCGTAGGCAAATGCTTCATGTTTGTTATCAAATCTATTAGTAGGCGGTTTAATCATAGGGCTTGCTTCTTCCGCCACACCTTCTTCACTCTCCTCGCCTGGCATGTCACCAGCTTTAGCAACGAATTGCTGAGGTGTCATAATCTGTATGCCACGTGGAGCACCAGGCATCTTTGGCTCTACGCCTTCCATTAATTCTTTAAAGTTCATAATACTTCTTTCTTGTGTTTTGCTATGTATTGCTCAGCTAACATTACCAATTCTTGTAGTTGTTCAATACTTTCGCAGTGCCATCTACGTAAACTTTTATTTATGTTGCTGTTTGGATCATTTGCTGTTTTAGCACTTGTACGATGTTTCTTCATGCCACGCATTCTAGCGCAGAAGCTAGCACGGCGTTTAGCAGCCTTGCTACCCTTTTTAAGTTTGCTTGGCTTAGTTGTAACAGCAGTTTGAATCTTACTACCAGGGTGACTACGACGGTAGCTATTAACACTCTTTTTGCTCATGCCACCTACACGCTTGTGATTATACTTAGACCAGTTCTCGCCTTCCATCATGCTTTCGTCTAGTTCATTTCCATGAAACTCAACAACATCATAAGGACCCCACGGTTTACCGGTACGTTCATCAATGTCATTACCAGCATCATCGGTGTCAGCATATTCATAATGGTCATGACTTTGAATTTCTACACCGTCAAAATTGGAATTGTAATCGATACTATACTTTCTAACCTTGCCATCGCCGCAATGAATGCCACGTTCTAACATCTTTTCAATAGTTTGCTGAACATCAATGTGATGATCCATAGCATTCTTACCCTGTTTGATAACATGTCTAAGCATCTCTAAATCCATATTATACCAAGCACTAGCTAGTGCTTTTAGGTAGTTGCCGCCACCAGGCTCAGATCCAGGAGCAAACTCGTTCAACCCTTCACTTTTAGGCTTCTGATGATGCTTTTTCATATTGATAGCAATCGCAGCCTGTTGTGCTAAATTGGCTGCTTCATTGATAAATTCTGTAATTCTCATAGTATTATCCGTAATATAATTAGTATTTATCTCTAGTGGTTGTTTTAGGTTTACAATTATCAAAGTGATGCCTAGACATATTACTTACCCCACCGGATTTGTCGCAGTGAGGACATGTGACAACCCGTTGTTTTAATATTTTTTCTGGGCCACCTGGTCGCAATTTACAGTTATCAAAATGAAGGTGTTTCATTGCGTTTTTCCCACCAGACTTACCACAGTGCGGGCATGTAATTATTAATTGTTTGGTGCCCTTCTGTATGGGGGACCACTTTTTTCTAATCCAGCCCTCTGATAATCTCATCTCTAATTCACTACTATCACATAATGAATATTCTGATGTAAGTGAATTATAAATCCATACTTTTCCAAGAGTTGGTGATTTGGGCAACCCAACCACCCAACCATTGTTAATGTAATATTCTAATTCGGTAGGTAGTATCATTTTTTTCTCAGAATTTTTGTTTATCCAAATTGTACCAGTGGTTGATGACATATTTCTCCCTATTATCCATCCATCCTCTAACATTTTTTCAAGGGCGGTGTGATAGACGGCGCATCTCTCACCTGTGATCGGATGATGAATATGTTTTAGTCCAGTAGATCCTTTGTTCCTCCCGCCATATCCGCCCGGAATAATATTATAAACATCTTTTCTCTTTATGAAATCAGGAGTTACTATTGATGCCTCTGTCATGAACATGGTTTTTGGATTGTCGTGTATGTGTAATACTTCTCTAGCAAAGTTTTCTCTGCCATATTTTTTAATGGCCTTGACAATATTGTCACCGGAACCTAAATATTCATCAGCTAGGTCATCTGTTGAATGTGCGCCGATATAAATTTTTTGATTAATTAAATTAGTAGTTTTATAAACAATATGATACTTTCTAGTTACCTGGATGCGTGTGTTAGCCATTTTAATTGTCCTTTAATATGATTTATGTTATACTTGTATTTATCTATTTGCTTGTAAGAATGCTGAAATGACTAAAAAAATTGGATTTTGTTGTAAATTTTCTGAACTACACCCAACTAAGGGAGTGATCTCGCTTACTGAATATAATTGTAAATCCACAACGATTGCTTGGTTGGATAGACAATCTAAAAATTCGGCATACGAAAAACTCACAGACATTGCTAAGCACAATGTAATGGCTATCAAGAAAGTGATTGACCATCTTTCTACATTACCACCTGAATTGCGAATGTTCCGAATCAGTTCGGATGTTTTACCGGCTTATACCCATGATGATTACAAAGAATTTTGGCATTCAAATGATGTTCAAAACTTACTTGAACACTGGATGGCACCGATCGGTGAGACTGCACGTGCCAACAATGTGCGACTAAGTTTTCACCCTGACCAATTTGTAGTTTTAGCAAGTGATCGTCCTGAGGTAGTAAATAAGAGTATTGAAGAATTTGAATATCATGTTGACATGGCTCGTTGGATGGGCTATGGTCGTACATTTCAGGATATCAAAATCAATGTACACATCAGTGGTCGTAAAGGTCCACAGGGCATTCGTGATGTGTATGGTAGATTGTCACCCGAAGCCCGTAACACACTAACACTAGAAAATGAGGAATACACACATGGACTTACAGACTGCTTATCATTATCTGACCTCGTCCCTACGGTCTTGGACATCCATCATCACTCCATTCGGGAAATTGAATATATTAAATCTACTGATGACCGTGTTAAAAAAGTTATTGACAGTTGGCGCGGTGTTCGTCCTACTATACATTACTCTATTAGTAGGGAAGATGTACTTATCAACCATTCCAGATCAATCTTACCCGATATTAGTGCGTTGATTGAATCAGGATATAATAAACAAAAGTTACGGGCCCATAGTGACTATATGTGGTCAGATGCCGCTAACGATTGGGCATATACTCATTGGGATTGGGCCGATGTTATGGTGGAAGCAAAAGCCAAAAACCTAGCTAGTTTTAAACTGTTTGAGTATTGGAAAAGCCTCAATATGAAGTGATGGGTCTTTTTTGATGGATGCGATAAGTGTTTGGCTACATCCTAATATTTTAGAAATTTTTTTAACAGAATATCCTTCTGTGATAAATCTGAATATTTCTATTAACACATTTAGTCTATGCTCGTTTTTAGATTTGATGATAGAAATTTTTCTATCAATGGAACAGGGCAGTTTCTTACCAAACATCCCGTTCCTGTCTCCTTTCTTAGAAAGAGATAAATTTTCTTTCCAAGATGAACTCATTACCCTTCCTGCAAAAGCCCGAGACCATTTTTCTTTTGTTTTGTCCGACGGTTTCCATCCTTCTTTGGTCGGGGGTTTACTTCCTCCTTTATTAGCATTCCAGCCAATATTTCTATTTGGTCGTAGTATTTCTTCTAATAAGTAACATCCTTCTTCGGTACCTTGAAAAATAATAGTTTGAGTTATCTCATGTGTGTGTTTCTGTAATACCCTACCAAAAAATGGATTTTTATCATTATATGTTCTTGAATCATTTAAATGTTCAGAGAGTCTGCGTTTGGGATTGTTAGAAACACCTACATACCCTTCTGAGTTGATATCAATGTGATGCGGCAAATGAATCCAATAGACGGAATGCGTATAAATAATCATGCTGATGCTCCTTATAAACGATTTAGCATTAGAGAGGGTGGGTATTTCCAGTACCGCGATCCTCACTATTATTTATACCGATTTGATTGATTTATGTATTTCGGTGTGTTATTATAAGCTATACGAGAGAGCAAAAGAAAATGGGATTATTTGATAAATTATTCGGTAAGAAAATAGAGCCAGAGATAGAGGCTCCTAAGGTTGTTAAGGAAAAAAAACCTCGTAAACCTAAGGCAAAGAAGGAAGAATCTATATTGTCTGATAAGGAAAAGGCCACCCGTGAAGGCTTACCTTATGTTAATATTTTAAAGATGGAAATTGATCCTTATGATATTAACAGTGGTGCATTTGAACTAGACTTTAATGATAAGTTTGTTTTGAACCTTATCAAATCAGGATATAAAATCCGTGATGATGATACCGATGTTATCATAGTTGATCGCTGGTTTCAGACAGTTTGTCGCAATGTAGCTTTAGAACTATATGAACAACAACAGGCGGATCCAGAGAATCGTCCATTGGCTAATGATATGAGAGTAGTTAGGTCCAGGCCATTAGGTGATGGGAGGACAGAAGTAAGCTAAATTGTTGTAAAAATGCAACATACCAAAATTTGACAATAAATCCATTTCCTGTTACACTATCTACTTCTTGAACAAAAGGATATAATTATGGCAAAGTACTTTTCTGAGACTGAACTCGCTAAGATGGATCAGTTCCGTGAACAAATCTATGCAATCCGAGAAAAAATGTTTGCTGAGTTTGGTGTTGATCCATTAGATACTGATTCATTAAGTTCGTTGGCAATTTACAAAATTGTCAAAAAATATGATGCAGACTTTAATGTTAACTTTGCACGAAATGGTGAAGATGCTAAGTCAAACGGTATCCTAATTGAACAAAAAGCATGCCGTGTTAACCCCAGTCATTTGACAGCAACAGGTCGCAATCGTACAAATTTCGGTACTGATGCAATGTTTCAATTTCACGCAATGGGTGACTTAAAGCATCCACGATATATTCTTGTTGCCCGCAGTGAAACAGACTTGAGTATCTTGCGTATCTATGATATCAGCAGTGCCGCAAATTGCAAAATAGTTTTAGATCATTTGATCAACGAGAAAAATGCATGGCTTGCAAAAGGTAAAAAGAATGAGCAAGATATGAAGCGTGATGTTATTACCATCAGCGAGAAAATGTTGTTGTCTAATCTTAGCTTCACTTTAAAAACTGAGATTGACGGTTGTAAAGTATTTAAAGATTGTTAATGGCATAAATACGTGGCCGCAACAATTGACATGTTGCGTTTTAGAAAGTATAATACATAGTATGCCAAAAAATTTAATATTCACCGAACAAGATTTTTTAAATCAGTTCAACTTGCCTAACATTAGTTTTCAAGATTTTTGTAGTAAAATCTGTGTGCTAGATGTTATGGATCGTTCAGGGTCATTCGTAGTACGAAGTGACCTTGACACCTTTGTAAACCGTGTAAGTAAAAAAGACGATAGAAAACAAAGGTTAAATCTATATAAACAAAATCTATATAGAATTCTAGTAACAGACGCTAAGGCTACATTGTCATCATGGTTCAAACGCTATGGTGAACTCAAGGAAAATGTTGGCTTTTACTTTGATATCCCATCAGCTAACATTCTAAATAGTGATACTTTTGCCGGTAGAACAAACAGCAAGTATGGTAAGATTTGTAAAAACATTAACTTTGTAAATTTCTATAACACAAAGAAACTTTACATCAACGACAGTGAGTATACTTTTGGATTGATGCGTGTAATGTTTGAGGAATTCAAGGTTCGTAATAGTTTAGTAGGCCCTGCCTTCTTTGACCATATTTGTAAATACGATGGTGATTCAGGTCAGTTTTGGTTAGACTTTATGATAGGTGCCAATCGTGCTAGTATTTTTAATCCAGCAACATACAAAGGTATTTTAGATAATGTGTTCACTGGTGAAACATTGTTTGCTCCTGTAATGGGTTGGAATAGTTATCAAATTGCATTCTACAACAGTAAGTTCAAAAACTTTATTGCAACAGATGTAATTCCTGATGTAGTTGAAAATGGAAAACTATTGCAAGAAGAATACAAAAAACATTGTGATACAAGTATTTTTGAATTACCAGAAAAAAATATTGACTTGTATCTGTGTCCTAGTGAACAACTAGATGCAAGACATGGATTTAGTACTAAGTATGAGAACTCAGTAGATGCAGTATTACTCAGTCCCCCATATTTTGATTTAGAAATCTATCCTAGCGATGATCAAAGCTTTAGTAGTTTCCCTGATTATCAATCATGGTTGAAAGGATATTGGGAAGAAACAGTCAAGTTGGTAGTTAAGGTTATGAAACCAGGTGCCAAGTTTGGTTTTGTGATCAGTAACTATGTAAATAGGCAAAAACAAATGACTACAATTAGTGAAGATATGCGTGATGTTGTATTAAAATATCTACCCTTAGATACACACTATAGGGTACAATGGAGTGCAATATCTGGCACAAGACAAGCAAAGAAAACACGCGGTGGAAATTTTGAAGATTTGTGGTTATTTGTTAAGAATAATGCTTGACAATATTTAAATAACAGCATATAATAGACAACATGACACATACTTACGCCCTCATTGATACTGCAAACACCTTTTTCCGTGCAAGACATGTTGCATCACGCAATGCTACATTGGAAGAGAAGGTAGGCATGGCATTACATCTTACACTTGCATCTGTCAATCAAGCAGTAAAACGATATGGAATTGATCATGTCGTATTCTGTCTCGAAGGTAGGTCGTTTAGGAAGGATCTATATGCTCCTTATAAAAGGAACCGTATTGTTGATGCACAATCTGTCACTGAGGCTGAGAAGGAAGAATCAGAGGCATTCTGGGAAGTATACGAAAAATTTACAACTTTCATTAAAGAGAAAACTAATGTATCTGTATTGAGGCATGAGCGTGCCGAGGCTGATGACATGATCGCTAGGTTCATTTCTTTGCATCCTGAAGATGAACATTACATCATCAGCACAGACACGGATTACAATCAGTTGATTACCGACAAGGTCAAAAAATATAATGGAGTAACTGGTGAATTGTGTACATTGCAAGGTTACTTCAAAGAAAATGGGAAGCCCGTATTAGACAAGGAAAAGAAGCCTAAACTGTTGGAAGATCCTGAATACTTATTATTTAAAAAATTAATAAGGGGAGATTCATCAGATAATGTACATCCTGCATATCCTGGCGCCAGAGAAAAGGGCACTAAGAACAAAGTTGGAATTCGTGAAGCATTTGAGGATCGCAAGGCTAAAGGATTTTCGTGGAACAATCTGATGCTTCAGCGTTGGATCGATCACGATGGCGTTGAGGTCCGTGTCAAGGATGCGTTTGAACGCAACAAGACATTGATTGATTTAAATGCACAACCTCAAGAAATTAAGGATCTAGTTGACCAACGCATTCGTGAAAGTGTCCGTGTGACAACTATTCCCCAAGTTGGACTTCACTTCATGAAATTTTGTGGTAGGTACGAGTTGACAAAAATTAGTGAACAAGCCGAGACATACAGCCGTTGGCTTAACGCACCATATCAAGGTACGCTTCATGTAACATCTTAAACTCGAAAATAATTGAAAAATAACTTAAAGAAAGACTATTATGTATATTACATTAACAAACGCCGCTTCTGCACACAGAGGCAACAAAATTGCATTAAACAGCGAAATGATTGCAACAGTACATGAGGCTACCGTGACCCGTGATGATGGAATACTAGAAAATATTACTTATGTTTTTTGCCCACCGCATGGCACATGGGAAGTCTCTGAAAGCTTGAGTAAAGTTGTTGATATGTTGAACGATAACAAATAAATATCATGCTTTTATATTTTGTGTTTACTGTGATAGGTATTCTGATTGGTTTAAATATCGGTCAATCAGAACATCCAAAAGAATCTTATGATGACTTGCAAAAAGAAATTAATAAGTTAAAATCAGAATTAACAGTATATAAAAATTTAAAAGATAGTTTATTGGATGATTTGAAATATTGGCGCGACAAGGCAAGCAAAAATGTCATTCAAAAATGAAACTTCAAGTATCAAAATTATTAGACGAGGCGAAAAAGGCTTCATGTTATCTGATGGATTGGTAATGGCACCTAGAGCAGGCTTTGAAATAAGTACTAGTACTCCTCGGGAGTATAGACAAATCATCAGTGAATGTATTGATAATGGTTGGCTAAAGCCAGTTGCGTATGTAAAAGATAGTGAATTGTTTTGGGAAGAGTTTTCAAAATGAAATTACTTTGTGATGATTTTAATGAAGTTTATATTTGGGTAGATGACTATGATGAAAACATAGAATTCAGTCCTCATTTTGATTATGAAGAAGATGCGCTATTGTGGAGAGAGCGCATGAAACAAGAATTAATAAAATGAAAAGATTATTTTACGAAAAAGTTGGTCGTAGGTATGTACCAGTAAGTGAATACGATAGTGACTTGTTTAGTGCATTGCCCAAGGGCACCCATATTATTATGAGCCACCCTGGTGGAAACTCAACACGGTATAAGATCAATCCAGCATATGCTCCAATGATTGCCGCAGGGCGTGTAGCAGAAGATGCTATCAGCCGTGCTATTATGAAAGCCACAGAAATTCGTAGGCAACAAAGATACGAATCACAGACTCCATTAACACCCGGACAAAAAGCCGCTTGGGACAAATTAGTGGAAGAGTTTGGACCTGAATCTAAACAACTTGAATGGCCTAGTGTTCGTGAATGCGCCGAAGCAGGTGTAAAGGCTATGGAAGAAGAAGCAATGAAGCTATTAGAAAACCCATCAGTAAAAAAAGCCTACGAGCATTTTTTATTAGTTGTCGAACTAACAAAAGAAAAAAGTACAAATGATTGATTGTTTGATTATAGGTGATTCAATTGCAGTTGGAACTAAAATGTTTCGACCAGAATGCGCAGAATATGCCAAGGTTGGAATTACCAGTGTTGGTTGGAATAAAAAATTTGGTAACAACGATTTATCTGCTGAAACAGTTATTATTAGTTTAGGCACTAATGACTGGCCTTCTATTGATACATATAGTATGTTAATGAACATTCGTTCTAAGATAAAAAGTAATAGTAGAGTATTTTGGATTTTACCAAATAATGAATCTAGACCATTGATCACACATCAAGTACTTGAAGTATCTACTCAATTTAATGACACTGTACTTCCAAATACAAAATGGGAGAAAGATAAAATTCATCCAACAAGCATGGGCTATAAGGAACTTGCGGAGAAAACAAAATGAACAATGTATTGACAGAATTATACAGAGCCAGTAGATCAAAGGAAGCATTAGCTTCCCAAGAAGAATATAATTCTGCTAATGTATTATTGGGTAATGAGGTAGAAAAGTTTGCTCTGTTGATTATTGAAGAATGTTGTGTAGCATTGCATCCAATGTTGCGTGATATGATTAGTCGTACACAGGGTGTAGACATGATAATGAAACATTTTAGTGATGAAGAACAGGATATCAAATGATTGATTTACGATTTACTATCACCAATCCATGGAGCCCTATTTGGAAAATATTAAAATCTAGTCATGGACAGTTGTTCAAAACAAAAGTATGGGAACTTAATATCTACAGAACCAACCAAATTCTAACATTAGAACTTGAATATACAATGCGTGTTAGTCATGCAGGACTTAACTTTATGTTTGGATTATTGGGTTACACTATTCAACTATCTATAACAGATAGTAGACATTGGGATTATGACACAGATAGTTGGAGAAATATATAATGAATTTATCAGAATATTTTAAACTAAACCGTTATCAATCTAAATATGAATTCGGTGACCGTATATTTGGGTATTGGAATAAAATACCTTTTATAGGAACAGTGGGTAATGATACCGTAATTAATGAACTAGAAGGTCCACAAATGAGCGTTCATTTAGATTTACCATTATGTTACGAAAATGTTACCTATTCTGTTATAGTAGCTAAACATAAAGATTTCAAAAAAATTACAAAATTAAAGGAAATGGAAGAAGATGTCAAAACCACTAATCGCAAAACCCGTAGTTAAAAATCAATTCTGGATAGTTACAGATGGTAAAGAAAAAGTAGGTAATGTGATTGCTGATGGATCAGGATATGAGGTAAAACTCAATGGAAGTAGTGTGCATTATAAGAATACCAGTAGCATAAAGAAACATACACATATACAATTTGAAAATATCAAGATTGTAAAACCTAAACAAGATTTGCCCTTCAATGTATATCCAACAACTAAAAATGTATATAACTCATTTATGGATATAAAAAGAAAGATACATGTTTTTACGAAAACTCCAAAAAGCAAATGCTATCATGCGGCTGGATGGTATGCATTGACTCAAAATACAGAACCTGTAGCTATTTTCTGCCCAAAATACATATTCATACAACGCTATCCGTATATGGGGCCGTTTAAAACTGAGAACGAAGCCAAGTTAGCGATAAATAAAAAATGATTCAAATAAGAAAATTCATTGATAGAGTAGCTACTATTGAAGCAAGACAGGGCAAGGATGTTGTCATTCCCCTGACCGATGCTAGGATATTGCGTGATGAATTGGCTAAATTGTTGATAGACCGTTATGATATGAAACAGGATACCCCCGAAGAGGTAATTCAAATTCAAGTAACAGGGGGTACATTTAGATGAGTAGGACACAACCAAAAGTTTTACTGGAATTAGTAGATAAGGTTACATATAAGTGTGATCAGATTGTAGAAGCCAGTGGTATATGGGCTGTTGTTTTTGAGGGACAACCTATCAATTTAAAATCCCAACATTATTTAGATAACGAAGCAACACCTAAATATAAGAAAACTAGTTTTAGCAATCCAGGACATGCTAGAAATCTTTGCAGGAAATTAAACAGTCAATTTAAAACAGACAAGTTTACTGTAATTTTTATGAATACCGGTACTACTGTGTACCCCGATGAGTGACAGAAAAAAAATGAAACTTGTGATTTCTGAGGCAGTCATGAAACAATTGCCCGGAAATTCAGAAACTATACAAGAAGTAATAAACACCTGGTGGTACACTAAATCAGGTGATAGTCTTCGCCTAAGTACATTAGGTGACTATAAGTTTAGAGAAGCAAATATTGAATTTTTTGATTTGCCAATTAAAAGCAAACAACTTAATTGGTACAGTTTTCTTAACGAGTGTAATAACAAAATTAAATGCCCGTACTTTTTTGGCGTAAACAGTGATGTAGGGTCAAAATTCAAAGACCCCTTCATTAGAATTTATGATAGTAAAATAGCAATGATGCTAACATTATACGGGGACATAGAAAGTTATTTAGCGTCAGTAAAAACACGAAAATAACAATTAATACCAATCGCCTTCGTTGCGCATTCTTTTAATAAATGTAAGGAATGTACTACAAACCCCATAGCATTTTAAATGTATCGTACTTAGTAATCCCCTATCTGGTATTTCAGGGAGAACAACAATACTGCTACTGTCTATCGCTACTGTCCCAAATGTCCATAACTTACCGCTACTAGTAGTAACATAAGGAGGATAAGGTGTTACAGACACATCTAGATAAAAATAGTTTGGATACAATTTTCTAGATTGACCTGCAATCCAAGTTTCCATTTCAACATTCATACATTGAATCCAAAATCTACCACCTTGTAAGTATTGTTCAGTTACTTGTGTGAGTGGTTCATCTTGTCCCAAATATAAAACATTGTTAATCCTCCAAACACGGACCATAACGGAAAACCCATTATTAAATGCTTTTCCAATTTGTGCAGGTGTGGCCGCGTCGGGGTAATTAGTTCCGTCAAAAATTCCTTGATAAGCTATATATAACATCTAGTATTTAGTGTAATGTCAACTGTTTCTATTCCTAGTGCGTTATATATATGTAGACAATAAATGTTGTTCTACTTTCATTAACATAAAGGAAATTAAAATGAAAAAATTAGCACTAGCCCTTATCGCAACTTTGTCAGTAGCAACAGCATTTGCCGCAGACGCCCCAGCAGCTCCAACTGCAACTGCACCTGCTAAAGCAGAGGCTCCGAAGACAGAAATGAAATTGGCAAAAAAGAAAGCAGATAAGGCACCCGCTACTAAAAGTACTGCCAAGAACGAAAAGGCACCTGCTACTGCTAAGCCAGAAGCAAAGCCAGAAGCAAAATCAGCTAAGTGATATAGATGATAGTGACGATGACTATAGTGAAGATATAGATTTACATCGTGGTTATAGTCGTCCAAAACTAATCAAAGTTAAAAATCTCTGGGATGATGATAGTGAATTGCCTAATCACATCCTAGATAGGTTAGCTAAGATTAGAGTCCAAGCTCTACAAAAACACAGAGAAGTTATGTTATAATTTCTCTGTAGGTAATAAATACTTATAGAGTTAGTCCTCTCTATAAAAGGGCAACACTTAAACACATACACATAGGAGAAAAACATGTTTAATACAGCAACTTACGCCTTTATCGACGGCGTACAAGACTTCAAAAAGAAATTCGTAGAATCTACAGTTCAACACGAAGGCATCAAAAAAGCACTTATTGGTTTCGTTGATGCACAAACAAAATACACAAAAGCAGCCGCAGATGCAGGAACACAAGCCGCAACTAGCTTGGGTATGATTTTTGCAAGCAAAGAATTCTACACTGATTTAGCTGACCAAGTTAAAAGTATAGTTCCTACTTATAAGAAGNCTAAGTAATATGATTAGCGTTCTACTAACAGTAGGTGCATTAGCAGTGGTTGGTATTGTTGGGCCAATTGTCGCACTAGCATCTGAAAAACATGCAACATACGGCACTAAATTAGAACACTATATTGTCAGTCACAATCCACAAGATGCGGCTGATGTAGAGCGTTTGACAATAGAATTTGATAGACGAGAAAGACAAACCTTTCTATGAACTCAATCAAACAATTCTTCACAAGTATCCTTGAGGCTATACAGTCTATCAAGGAATATAAAGCAAGTAAGATGAAATGATATACATTCACCACACGAATATATACAAAATTCACGCTTACAGTCAGCATCTAAAAAATCTGACTGAGGAAGATAAAGTTAGTCGTTTTGGTTACAAAGCAAGCGACCACTCTATTGACCAAATGATATTGAGTATGTGCTACAATCCTACAGAACATGAGTTATGGTATGCTAGGACAGAAACACAGCGTGTGGGATGGGGTCATATGGCTAAGAACCACGACGGCAGCTGGGAGCTTGCTGTCAGTGTTCAAAAAGATTTTCAACGACAAGGCATTGGTAATAAACTAATCCGTGAAATGTTAGACTTTGCTAAGTTTCATAATATCAGTGAAGTTTATATGCATTGTATTGAAGACAACCGTATCATACAACACTTGGCATCAAAGAACGAGTTAACCACACGAGAGCGTGGTGATGGAGAACGCACTGCGGCAATTGAAATTCCTCAACCAAATATGTTTGAAGTCAATAGCCAACTCTGGAAGGAGCAACAGTCAATATTCAATGAGTTCGGTAAATTGCGTAACCGTCTTACACAATTATGGGCAATGCCTATATTACCAAAATAATTGTATAGCAAAACAAAACTGCTATACTCAATACACACAAACACTATTAAGGAAATAATATGTCAGATTTTACACCAAAAGTACCTGAAATTAAATTCAACAAGAATGGTTACGAGATTCGTTCAGATATCTTAGCATTAGCCAAAGATGTTGTTCAACAAGAATATCAAATGAAATTTGCAGGTTGGGAACTTTCTGCAAAGCGTGATGAAAAAACAGGTCAACTTGTCTCTACTGTAGCAATGCCAGAGTTTCCAGGACTAGACAAGATTCTAGAGACTGCGGAAAAGATGTATGGTTTTGTAAATCAATCAACTACTAAAAAATAATCTCAACAATGCCCCATTAATGGGGCATACCTTTATCTTCCTATCCACTCTTTAGTTCTATATGGTTTACCAACTCTAGCGTGTGGAAGATAGTGTATAACCTTTTTCTTTAATCTTTTAATGATGATGTGATTGTGGTCGTGATCAAACGCCTTAAGATAGTCTCTCCAGCAATTACTTTTCCTTCTCTTTTTACTTTGATCCTCATTAAGATATTGTGTAATCAACTGTTCGTCACCTTTGAACTTTGACACCAATTCACATGCGATATTAAATCCATATGCATCTATCTCATCACTTTTTCCTAAATAACTTTGAGCCTGATTTTGTTCGTCCTTTTCGGCTCTACTAGCATAATCTGGTAAATCTTTAAACTTTCTCCTGCGAAATTGACGCATGTGGATAATTTCATGTAGAATGGTGTCGGCAAATAGTATAGCTAACCTATTAAATCTAGTCTTATTGACAGTTATAAATTCGTCAACTGGATTATAAACTAATACTATTTCAATACATTTTTGTTTATCTTTGTCATCATCACTGTAATATGTGCCGCCCAAATATGAATACCCGTGTTCTACCATGATATCTGTCCGTTTTACAGCATTTATCGGTAGCATTGATTTTATGTGCCTAGATATTATTTTATGATATTTGTCAACCGTAAGTTGTTTATTGACTATTTTTGGAGAAATTTTGGTAAAAGAATCCACTAGACCTTGACGATCTAGCAATGACCAATCAAACTTTGCAGTGTTTCTAGCCATGTATATCTCCCGTATACCACTGTATTTATCGTGTTTTCATGCATTTTTGTGACTAAAATTTGACAATAAATCGTTTTGGGTATATAATAGAATCTTAGACAGTTGATTAAAGGAGACCGTAATGAAAGTTCTGTACACGAGCCCCGTTTTCAAGAATCTTGATGGTTCTGGTCGTCAATTTATGATTCCCGCAAAGGCAGTACAAACATATTCAAAACGGGATGCTGCCCTTCTTGTAATGACCCAAATGGGCGGTATCCATGCTAAACTGACCCCTGAGTTCATTGCACACCGCAAATCAATGATGGCCGCAAAGCGTAAGATTGAGCGTGAGGGCTGGTTCAGTGAAATGGTGTCTGCCTAAATTTGACAATAAATCGTTTTGGGTATATAATAGAATCTTAGACAGTTGATTAAAGGACTACAAAATGGCTTTCGAAAAAATCGTTCTCGACAAAGTTGCTAAAGTTCTCAAAGATGACAACCGTGCTCTTTTTATCTGTGGTACATTGTTTGTTGAATGTTCAGAAGTTGAGGCACGCAAGGTGTTTCACAAACTGAGCAAAGACTATGGTCTTGGTAAAATTCAAGTCAATGGTCCTATCTCCAACGGTGCTGATGTTATGCCCGAATTTTGTTACGATTTTGTTGCTTAAGGAATAGTCATGAGTGGATTTGTTGATGTTAGTGGTATGACAAGTGAAGATGTTCGCCGCATGGGTCATGCTGATGACTATGATCAATCTCGCACTTTCAAACGCAATCCTTACGCATATCGTAAACCTATGAACAAAACCCCTAAAATTAAAATCAATCACAATGCCGATGATGTATGGGCCGCGGCAGTAGCCGCTCAACGCATTAACGGTGCATATGTCAAACTGAGTCAGATTTCTGAATCTGATCCTGCACTGACAAAAAAATCTAACCGTATGATTGTAGAATCATTGCTTACTGATCCTACTACTATCGCCGATGAGGATCGTGAACTAGGTCGTAAGGTTCGTTCCCACTATCAAGCATTCACCTTCAAAATCTTGCAAGGAAAACAACTAAACGAATTCAACAACACCGCTATGTTGATTGCCAACCGTGATGTTATTACTAGCACATATGATGTTGCAGTGATTGCTAGTTTGCCATCAAGTTATGAGAAGGCAGTCAAGAGCAATGATGTTACCAGCCGTATCAATTTTGCACGAGGTGGCTTTATTGGTGATGTCAATGACAAGGTAACTCTTAACATTGAGGTGCTCAAACAGGTGTATAGTCAAAAATTTGCTACTTGGTATTTGACTGGTATCACTGGTGAGGATCAAGTCGTGTTTTTTGCTTGTAGGGAAAACTATGATGTTGGTAATTTTCTTACTATCACAGGTAAGGTAAAGAGCCATCGTGAAAATTCAACTCAACTTAGCCATGTAAAGGTGCTTTAAAATGAAAACAGTACTAACTATTTTATCATTGACTTTTATTACAGGATGTAGTACAGTAGCAGGAGCAGTATCAGGATTAGGTGATGATGTAAAAGCAGGAACCGATACAGTATCATCTTGGATTAAACCCAACCGTGAGGTGAAAAAATGAAAAACTTTTTTATCGGAACTATATTTGGTATTGTTATCGCTACTGTAGGCTTTAGCGGCATTGCCCGCTTGCTTGACAATGGTGTCAACAAAGTCAAACAAGTAACTGTAGAACAAACTCAGTGAAGTTCAAACGCAAACAACTGGAGGATAAAATGGGTTTAGACATGTATGCTTATGTCGGTCGTCCGGGACAGCAAAAAGAATTCTATGAACAAGGAGGTCTTGAATATAATTCAAAGACAGATGATTGGGTTGTTCCTGCAGGTGGAGTTCAAAAACCACGTCAAATCGCATACTGGCGTAAACATCCCAGTCTACATGGTTGGATGGAACAACTTTGGGAACGCAAGATGATTGCCGAAGGTGTAGATAACCCTCACCAATTCAATGGCATTGAACTTGAATTGACATGGGAAGATGTGGATGAACTTGAACGAGCAGTGCATCATGGTCAATTACCATACACTAAAGGTTTCTTCTTTGGTGATCCAAAAGATGAATACTATAAAGAAGATGACCTGCAATTTTGTATTGATGCTAAGACAGAATTGTTCTTGGGCCTGAAAGTGTTTTACAACAGTAGCTGGTGATATATGAGACTAATGCTAGGTAATGTAGATCGCCCAAGTTTACTTGTTGAGATTGAACAAGAAAAGTCTCCTACTGAATTTGACTTTTGGGTAGTCAATGGTGCCTGGCGTGGTACATACACTAACGGTCATATAACAGTTTGGGACCCTCCATCTGGATCTTGGTCTAATCTTGACATAAATGAAATTTTGTGCGATAATCAAGATAGACTAAGAGGTGATTACCAAGAAGTGTTCAATAACTTTAGTAACCCTGA